CTGGATAAAAAACAAAAAAGCTAGTTTATATTTTAAAAACCCAAATTTTAAGAAAAACGATTTAAAAGAGTTTAAGCAACAATTATTAAACGACTTAAAAGAATATTCACCAAACTTTGAAAAGGTTGTTAAACCTAAAGTAAACGATGGCCACTGCTTGTTAATATCTCCAGCTGATATTCATATTGGTAAATTATGCAAATCTTTTGTTAGTGGTGAAGAATATAATAAACAAATAGCAGTACAAAGAACATTAGAAGCTGTTGATGGTATATTACAAAAAAGTAATGGTTTTAATATAGATAAATTAATACTATGTATTGGTAATGATGTAATGCACATTGATACACCAAGTGGTGGTAAAACCACAAAAGGAACGGTTCAAGATGTTGATGGTATGTTTTTTGAGCATTTTCATATTGCGAAAAGATTATATATAAATATTATTGAAACATTAGTTAGTTTTTATCCTGATTTGCACGTTGTTTATAATAGTAGTAACCACGATTATTTAACTGGCTTTTGCTTGGCAGACACTATTGCTACATATTTTAGAAATAGCAAGAATATAACTTTTGATATTAGTTTACAGCATAGAAAGTATTATAGTTATTATAATAATTTAATTGGTAGCACTCACGGTGATGGTGCTAAGTGGGATTTATTACCTTTACTAATGGCTGATGAATGTAAAGAATGGAGTGAAACTAAATACAGATATATGTTTGCGCATCACGTTCACCACAAAGTAAGTAAAGATTTAATTGGTTGCAGTTTAGAAAGTTTCCGTAGCCCATCGCCCGCAGATAATTGGCATCATAAAATGGGTTATACTTCATCTAATAATCAAGCAATAGAAGGTTTTATCTTCTCTAAGAACAATGGCCAAGTAGCCAGAATTACACATTTATTTTAGAATTAACATTTAGTTGTTAATAAAGTTTTTAATGTGTTTTGTAATTTGTATTATAATTATATATATATTTACAACCATAATTTAAAACAAACAAAATTGTCAAAAGAGATAAAAGAATATAAGCCAAGCAATCCGACCTACAGAGAAAGCAGCAGTTTAAGAAATCAAAATTTCTCTTTTGACTTTTAAAAAAAAAAAACAATTATGAGCAGAGAAATATCATACACAACGAGAACCTTTTACGTACCAGCAGAAAAAATAGAAACGTTGGTTAAGTTTCAAGGTAAATGCAAAGAGAATGGACATCGTTCTTATTCTGAAGTATTACTTAGTTTAATGGAAAAATATAATGAGCAATGATACATTATCCGCATCCACATAATGAACACTACCACAATGAAAATATTAATCACTGGTGGGCTTATGAAACTAACAGATATTTACAAGATAGATTACGCAACTTAGTAATAAGAGCTAACTGGAATAAAAAAGTTGTTAGTGGTTTTAAATTATCATCAAATGATTTAGAAATACATCAACACAGATTTGAAGGTTTTATTGAACAATTAGAGAACATTAAAAAACAATTAAAAACTATTGCAGTACAATACAATGAACAAAGAATAAATAAATTAAAAACTATATTTACTAAAATTAAAAATTATGAAAATTAAACAATTAGCAGAAAAATATAAATTATCAAAAGATGACTTCTGGGAATTAAAAAGAGGCACAAGAAGTATGTGGATTATTACTCACGATGCTTGCGAAAAGATAGCAGCACAAGAAAATATACAATTTGGTGCGCCTACAATATACAGAGATAGCAACCAAGATGTTGCAATAGTAGGAGATGCAAAACGTGGTAACAAAATCATTTGGTCAACTGGTGAAGCATCGCCAAAGAACTGTAAAGCTCCATATGCGTTTGCAATGGCCGAAAAGAGGTTGAAAGATAGATTAGTACTTAAATTAATAGATGCTTATCAATATTCAATATACTCAGATTCAGAAGCAGATAATTTTAAAAAACAATGATAGAAACAAATATTGTAGAGGTGCTACAGCTAGCTTTGCTATGTATCACTTTAGGGTTAGTAATCGGAACTCTAATAAAAAAGAAATAAATTAAAACTATATATTATGAAAAAAAATCACTTAAGTTACTCGGCTTTATGCCAGTTTAAAAAATCTCCTAATCATTTATTAGCTTACTGGAATAAAGAATTAAAAACTACTGATGCAATGCAGTTTGGAACAATAATACATAAGATGTTATTAGAACCAGATACATTTAGTAAAGAGTTTGCAATATTTGAAGGTGCAAGAAGAGCTGGTAAACAATGGATAGAGTTTAAAGAACAGAACGAAGGTAAAACACTAATTAAGCAGCAAGAGTTAGACGATGCAAACAAAATAATTAACAACGCAATGTTGCATCCAGTACTAACTGAAATGATGCAAAACGCGATTGATAAAGAAGTTAAACTTGATTGGCAGCATAAAGAAGTTAATTTTAAAGGGTTTGCAGACCTTTTAACAACCTTTAATGGTAGAAAGTGTGTTGTAGACATAAAAACAACTAATGATGCTGGTAAACGCTTTGAACGTGATTTATATTATAATGATTATAAAATGCAGTTAGCAATGTATCAAGACCAATACGATAAAGATACAGATGCTTATATTGTAGCAATAGAAACTACAACACCATTTAATGTACAGATATATAAATTAGATGATAGTTTATTGTTTAAAGGTTGGATGGATTACGATTATTATACAGATAAATTTAAAGAGTGGAACGGAAAACCACAGGGCTACTCAAGTAATATTGTAGAAGTAAAAACAGAAGTAGAGGAAATATTATGAAAAAGTTTGCAATAATAGGTGGTTTATCTTTAATGACTGCTGGTACTACTAACTTAGTTTGGCATAAACAAAAGTTAAATTTAAACCCTAATACATTTGCAATAGCTACAGGAAGTTTTTTTGTAGCAATAGGAATAACATATAAATTTTAATGATAAAAAAAGAATGGCTATGGATGCCAGAATATAAACAACAAAAACAAATAACAATGAAAACACAATTAGAATGGCCAAAAATGTGGCCAAAAAACAATCAAACAAAAATACAATTAGACACTGAAATACCAGAAATTAGAAAGACAAAAAATTATGATAAATTTAAGATGCATAAAGCAAATAGAGAAGTTAATAAAAATCACATTGAAAACATAAAAAAATCAATGCAGCAAAACTTTTTAATAACACCAATAATTGTTAACGATAAATATGAAGTAATTGATGGTCAACACAGGTTGCACGCTTGTATTGACTTAAGGCTGCCAGTATATTATTGTATTAAAAAAAATTATGGTATAAAAGAAATGCAAAGATTAAATGCAATTAATAAAAATTGGATACCTAAAAATTATTTAAATAGTGGTGTGGTATTAGGTGACCAAAATTATATTGATTATAAAAAATTTAAAAATAAATATGATTTTTCACACGAAATAAATATTACTCTTTTATGTAATAACACAAGCCATATTGAAAATGAAAAATTTAAAAAAGGAACTTTTAAAGTAAAAGATTATAATCTTGCTTGTAGATATGCAGAAACAATACATTTAATAGCTCCTTATTATGATGGTTTTAAAAGAAGAAGATTTATATCAGCTATTTTATTTTTAATAAAAAATAAACAAGATGTTTTTTCAATGAAAGAATTTTTATTAAAATTAAAAAACAGACCTAATTCTTTACAACATTGTATAAACACAAAACAATACCTTGAGCTTATTGAAGAGATATACAATTACAGAAGAAAAATTAAAGTTAATTTAAGATTTTAACAAACAACAAAAACAAATAACAATGAATAAAAAAGAAGAAACAATATATTGCGGAAGTGGTAAAGTTATGAATCCTAAATGGTTAAAAGTAACTATTAATCCAACTAAAATTGCTGATTACATACAAGAATATAATGGTAACAAATTCATCAAACTAAATATTAATTTAAAAGATGAAGCTGACCAATATGGCAAAGATGTAAGTATTAGTGTAGATACTTGGAAGCCAGATGCAGAAACACCTAAAGCTGCTGTTAATGAAACTTCAAACGATTTACCCTTTTAAATATAATGAAGCAATCGAAAATCTTAGAAGCATTGGGTTTGACCTCACAGGATATACAAAATATGTTGATGAACGGTTACACAATGCCAGAGATAGCAAAGAAGTATAAAATAGAATATATTTCTCTTGTACAAGCATATAAGATACAAAAGAAAAATTTTAAATACTTTGATTATATACAATATAAAAAAGAAGTGGAGGACATTAAAAAGGTGTCCTTCACATTCGATAAATTATATACAGAAGAATCACTAAACGAAAATGAGCTACTTGCTTATTATAAGTATGAAGCTAAAAACAAGGCGTATTATGATTGAGCAACAAAAAACTATACTTACAATAAGTTGGTTAAATAAAAAATTTAATTTATTAATTAAAAAAACAACTGGACAATTTGATTTGTGGGATGCTCAAGATGATAAAAGAATTATTGAATTTAAATTTAGAAATAAATGTTATGAAGAAAAATACATACAAGTAGATAAATTTTATGCTTTGTTAATGGCTGCTGAATATTACAATAAAGATGCTTATTATATTGTTGTAGATAATGAAGTTAGAATATTTAATTTAACTCAATTAAAAGATAAATTAATTAATAGTAAAGTAGTAATTAAACAAGCTCCATATCAAACTGAATTTAAAAACAATAAAAAAATTAATAAATATTTTTATATATTAAACCAATCAAATCAAACTAATCAATTATGAAAGAATTACCTTATTTTAAATTTTATCCTAATCAATGGATTACAGGCAGTATATCATTTATGGACTTAGATGTTCAAGGTGCATTTATGAAAGTTTGCTGCTACTACTGGAGCAAAGAATGTAAAGTTTCAAGAAATCAAATAAAAACATTAATACCTAAACAATGGAGTGCTTTAGTAGATGCTGAGTTATTTAAGATAGAAGAAGAAACTATTAGTATTAAATGGTTAGATGAACAACACCAGCAACGCTTAGTAGAACACAAGAGAAATGTTAGCAACGGAAAGAAGGGGGGCTTAAGCACCGCTAAAGCATTAAGAAAAGAAAAGAAAAGAAAAGATAATTACGCAAATGATAATTTATTAAAAGTAAATGATGAAGTTCAAAAACTTCTTGACCAATGATTTTAGAAGATAAAGCAACTGTACCATATTTAAAAGCATTTAAAGAAGGTAGGATTAAAAAAGGCATTGGCATTGGTTGTTTATTAGATGATTATTTTTTATACAAAAACGGTAATCTAAATATGTTTCTTGGGCTTGATAATGTTGGTAAAACTAATTTTATATTATGGTACTTAACAGCACTAAGTAAAATACACGGTAAGAAGTGGTGCATCTGGTCAGGAGAAAACAATGCTGGACAACTAAAGCGTGATATTATACAAATGTGGACAGGTGAAACAATTAAAGATTTAAACGAATATTTATTTTACCACGATGAAATAAGTAAGTATTTTAAATTTATTGATAATAGAAAACTTTACAACCATAAAGAATTATTAAAGATATTTGAAGCAGAAGATTGTGATGGATGTTTTATTGACCCATACACAGGTATAAACCACGATAGAAGAATTTCACAATTTGAACGTAATTATCAAGTTTGTAATGATGTAAGAGAGTTTTGCAACAAAACAGGTAAAACAATGTTTATTGCAATGCATCCACAAACAGAAGCAGCAAGAAGAGTTTATCCACCAGACCATCAATTAAATGGACATATACAACCACCAAGAAAAGCAGATTGTGAAGGTGGCCAAGTGTTTCCAAATCGAGTAGATAATTTTATTTGTTTACATAGATTAATTTCACACGATAAATTATGGATGATGACAGAAGTACACGTATATAAAATAAAAGATAAAGAAACAGGCGGTAAACCTACAATGTTAGGTGAACCATTAAGATTTGATTACAATAGTGGATTAGGATTTACAATTGGTGGTAATAACGTATTAAAACAAAAGTAAATAATGTTAGAAGTAAAATCAATTAAAAATTATGAGTGTAAAGAATGGTTATTAAATAAACATTATGCAAAAAGAATGTGTAGTATATCTTATGCTTTTGGTTTATATATTGATAATATTTTAAATGGTGTTTGCACTTTTGGTAAGCCAGCAAGTAATTCTTTGTGCGTTGGTGTTTGCGGTAAAAATAATAGTAGATATGTATATGAATTAAACAGATTAATAACAAATGATAATTTAATTAAAAATAGTTTATCTTTTTTTGTTTCTCAATGTTTAAAAACATTACCACCATTAATTATAGTTAGTTATGCTGATACTTTATATAATCATAATGGCTATATATATCAAGCTACCAATTGGATATATACTGGTAAAACAAAAGAAAGAACAGATATTGGCACTACTAATAATTCTCATAGTAGGCATTATAATAAAAACATAGATTATAAAAAAAATAGAAAATTTAGAAGCTCAAAACATAGATACATTTATTTTACAGGTAGCAAAAGACAAAACAAAATCTGGTTAAAAAACTTAAATTATAATATAGAAAAATATCCAAAAGGTAATAATAAAAATTATGATGCAAGTTATAAACCTAAAGTACAAACAAGATTATTTTAAAACAAAAAAAATGAGATACACATATAAAAACATACAAGAGTTTATGAATTATAAAACTTGGAGTAATAAAAAAAAGATAGATACACTTTTAGAAATAGATTGCAGTTTGTATGCACATCTTGGTACAGATTCAACTAAAGCAGAGAAAGAAGAAGTAAAAAGAAAAAGCATAGAGATATATAGAACTATTAAAACATTAGATAAAAAGTTAGGTGATGAATTACTTTACTCAGAAGATTTAAAACAATGAAAATTACTAACGAAGATAATATGGAACTAATGGCAAGGTATGAAGATAATTACTTTGACTTGGCTATTGTAGACCCTCCTTATGGGATTGGAGCTAATAAAATGACCTTAGGAAATGGTAAAAAGAAAATACATAGAGGAAGTTTAGATTGGGATAAGGAGACACCAAAACAAGAATACTTTGATGAGTTAAATAGAGTTTCTAAAATGATTATAATTTGGGGAGCTAATAATATGACCCAATACATACCGCCAATATCTTCTTGGATTTATTGGGATAAGGGAACAGGAGCAAACGATTTTAGTGATGGAGAATTAGCTTATTGCTCTAAAGGTGGTGCATTGCGTTCTGTTAAGGTTTCTTGGGTTGGAGCTAACGCAAAAGATGGATTATATAAGGAAAGAATACATCCAACACAAAAACCAGTAAAACTCTATGAATGGCTATTAATGAACTATGCTAAAGAAGGAGATAAAATATTAGATACACATTTAGGTTCTGGAAGTATTGCTATTGCTTGCCACAACTTAGGTTATGATTTAACAGCTTGTGAATTAGATAAAGAATACTATGAATCAGCTATGAAAAGAATAGAACAACACAAACAACAAATAAGAATGTTTTAATATGAATGATTTAGATTATACAATAACAAAGAACAAATTAGAAATATTGCTTTTAAAAGCACAAGAAGGTTTAAAAGTAGGTAGAGTAACACAAAGCAAATTGGAGGCCGTAGAAACGTTGCAAGATAGTTTAAAATGTATGTTAGAGCTGAGGTTAATGTTAGATGAAATTAAAAACAAACAAACATTATTAACAATGCAAAATGTAAAAGCATATAAAGAAACTGCTGAACTTAAGAAAAAATTTAATACTTTTAAAAAATGAACGGAGTATTATTAATCATTATAATCACACATTTATTAAGTTTTGCAACTGGAGCTTTTATAATATATTTACTTTACAATGAGTAAAAAAAGAACATTAAATGAATATAGACAAACAAAGGACTCGCATTATATTAGTGCTGAT